AAGAGTATTAGAATGCGTCCTTTTTCTTTCCTTCTCTTTGGTGGATCTTCAGTAGGTAAATCAACGCTCATCACCCCAATCATCCGTGCTATTCTCAAGATGAATGGATTTGACAGCAGTCAACGTTCCATTTGCACATTGAATGAGGTTGATAAGTTTCAGTCCGAATACCGTTCATACCACACAGGAGTAATTTTTGATGATTTGTGTAATATGAAAACAGCTGCCCTTTCCTGCAATCCATTGGAAAAGGTTTTGAGTTTCATTAACAACATTCCTCAATTCGCATTAAATCCTAACGCTGATCTTAAAGGTGTTATTGGCATAGAACCAAAAGTTTGTGCCGGCAATACTAACGTTAAGGATCTAAATGTCGATGAATTGACTAATGAACAGATCGCTATTCTGGGAAGATTTTGCTATACCATTACGCAAAAAGTTCGTCCACAATACCAGAAACATAGTGGTATGCTCGATTCTGACAAAATTGAACATATGAAAGGAGAAGTATTCCCCGATTATGCTCTTTTTACCGTCGAGACTCCTTATTATGAAATCCCAGCTGCTGATTGCAAAAACAAGAAGAGCAAAAAGACACCAACTCAAAGCATTGGTTATAGAGCTGCCGAATATAAAGGCAAGAAAATGATCGATGTAGATATTGTGACACTAATGAACTTCTTGCGTGACGCCAGCCGCAAACATTTTGAAAATCAGAGAGACCTTGTTAACACTGCAAATTCCGCAGAAGAATTGGTGTTGTGTGAAGAACACGACCTTCCCGATATTGTATGCGGATGTGGCAAGAAAGCTCGCCCGGAACCAACAGAGGCTGACCTTGCTGATCTACCTCCACTAATTCCTGGAAGAGATGTTCTTGACTCCCAAGCTGCTGTCACTGATTTGTTGAACGATTTATATGACACTATTTTGCAAACTGAGAAAGCCTGGTTTATCCTATTGAATCAGACTCTTTTGAATGTTTTGCTAACTCTACCTTGCGTTTTGACCATCATTTTCTTAAACTCCCAAGAATGGACTAACCATATTGTTGAATTGTATTCTTTACATTACTACAGTTTTGGTGCTCTACTTCTTTGGGACTTCATGTCTGTGTTGGTTGAAGTGTTCGGAGACGTGCCAATAATTCGCGTTCCAATGATCTTGTACCTTTTCCCAGTTTTCTTCACTTTGAAGTCAATTTGGCATTCATCTAAAGTCTTTGCTGCTGAAAAAGCTCGCAATTTTGCCACATTCAGAAGACCATCTGAACTTTGGCTTGATACGGATGCTCGCACTAGAACCAAGGTATTAGGTGGTATTGTAGCTCTTGTCGGAGTTGCCACTTTAAGGTCATTTATGGGATTCATGTCAACTTTCGCCACATCGGAAGCTTGTGAGACCGTTAAACCACAAGTGCCCGAAGGTGAGAAAGGCCCGGAAGAACACCCATTTTGGAGTTCTCTTGGGCGCGCTTTTAAATACAAATGGGATGCAAAGCCAACTCATCGGAGCAGGACAACTAGTTTGACCAAGGACCAAGAAATCTTGAAGAAGAGGCAATGGTCTATCGTCATCCAGAAGTCTGCAACTAAAACTGAGAGTTGCAATGCAGTACCCATTAAAAGCAACGCTTTATTGATTCCAAATCATGTTGTCCCCAAACAAAGCAGTTTTGTCACTATTTACCGCCCTGACAGGATTCAAACCGAATCTTTGTCCAGAGAAGCTGTGTATCATATTCCAAATACTGATTATGCTATCTGGTATTGTCCAGGTGTTGGTGATCAGAAAGACTTGACTGACATGTTTGCTGACATTTTACCGAAGGATAAACAACTTGAATTTGAACTTTTGTACCATAATAAAGAAACAAAGGCAGTTGAAAACTTTGGTAAGTATTCTGGAGTCAGCGGCTATACTCGAACTGACAAAGGTGGTTCCTTCAATTCGTATTCGTACCATATCGAGGATGGAACTTTCCATGGCATGTGTATGGCCACTGCTTTGGCCCAAACCCAACAGGGATTCCCATTCATTTGTGGATTCCATCTGGCAGGTAAAGGTACCAAAGGTGCTATTGGTGCGATTTCCAGACAGCAAGTTATCGACGGCCTCAAAGCTATCGAAACACGCCCTGGGCATCTGCTCTCGCACGCAGAGACGGCTATTGATAAGGAGATTTGTGGCATCGAACTCGGTGTTCACAACCCCATTGATAAAGACCATCCTGTGGCACTATTGCCCAAAGACGCGAATTTGACCGTCATTGGGCAGCACAAACTCCCGGTTGGGCAATTCAACAGTTCTAATGTTGTCACTTCGTTGATATCTGAACATGTTGAACCCGTTTCTGGGATTAAGAAAATCCATGGCAAGGCGACTGGCTTGAATAAAATTGAGCATCGTAATGTCGACTTGGATCGTAAGACGCACACAGCTAACATCTTCGATCAAGAATGCTTTACAAAAGCTTGTATTGATTATAAGAGTAAACTGATGAGTGGACTTTCAAAGGCTGATCTTGCATCTCTTGGTAAGATTGATGATGATGTGAATCTAGCTGGCCTGGATGGCCACAAAGGAATTAATTCCATTGCTTTGGATACGAGTATGGGTTTTCCCTTTAGAGGTCAAAAGAAACGATATGTCTCCGAAACAGATCGTAGGATTGATGGGATCTCTAGAGCTCTTTCTGCTGAACAATGGATTTGGGACGAAGTGAATCGTCGTGAAAATGTTTTGCGAGAAGGAGAGCGCAGCAATATGATTTTTAAAGCTGCTATGAAGGATGAATCTACTAGACTGGACAAGGAAAAACGCAGGGTTTTTGCTGGTTGCAGTTGCCCCGACACTTTGTTGGTGCGTAGATACTTCCTGAGCCTTTCTGCACTTATGTAGAAGCACAAGAAGTTGATTGAATGTGCTGTAGGCGTTGATGTTCAATCCCCTGAGTTCTCTGAGCTCATGGACTATGTTAGTGAGCATGGGACTGATCGCATCATCGCAGGTGACTACAAGGCGTTTGATGGCCAGATGTCTCGTCAATTCATGCTGGCCGCATTCAGGATTGCCATCGACATCATGGTCGAGAGCGGCAACTATGATGGAGAGGATTTGGAAGTCCTCAAGGGCATTGCCAGTGAAATCTCTAGTCCTACCGTAGACTTTTTCGGTGTTCTGGTGAAATTTCTAGGCAGTAATCCATCAGGTCATCCTTTGACCGTAATTATTAACAGTATTGTGAATAGCTTGTATATTCGCTATGCCTATTACGTGATTGCCAAAGAGGATCGTTGGTGGAATGTGCCCATTTTCCATAAAGTATGCAACTTGATCACTTATGGAGATGATAATGAAATG